TGAAATTTGTACAGCATCTACTAATACACTTAAATTTGATCTTAAATCAATTACATGCCAAAAAGCATTTACAAGAAGATGGAAAATCTCATATTTACAAGCTGTTAAACTTGAAAATTCAAATGAACGCGAAGAAAAATGGCAATTTTGTGACAAAAGCGGACCATTTAGAGCCGTTCCACCTAATGAACGCACTCTTGACTTTTCAACCATAAAGAAATACGACACTTTCGACCACATTGAATTCTATCATTGGGATTTTAATGAGGGAAAAGCAACTGGCCCCCCCATATCATATGAAGAACTAGTCGAACTTGCTGTCAATACCTTTAAGCGCTCTCGCGTTGATGGTGCTCAGATGTTAGACTTCCACCAAAGGTTGAAAGAGAGAGCAATAGATCGTCGACTTGAACCTCAAATGGCTCGAAACGAAGAGATGTATGTGAGGTATCAGGATTGTGATGGGAATATACATCATGAATTGTTCGACGAAGACGTTCCTATGAAAGATTGTATTGGAGAACCTGAATTTTTCATAATTACTAAGGACAACACCCCTCCTGGGATGTTCTCCTCATTCATCAACAACAATAATTTTGTTGATCCATTTGTATATATAAAAAGGTTTTTACAAGACATTCCTGAAAATGTTAAACAATCATTTGTTAGATGTAGAGATACTATTGCACAACTCAATCCTGGAATTAGCGTTAGCACCGCAATCAGCATACTGACTCTCACAATTACAGGTTGTTCAATAGTTAAACATCTTCTTTCAAGGCGCGATCCACAAAGTGATTACGCTAAACGAGAAGATATTAAGGAGAAGAACGCTAAAACAAATAGAATTCCTAAATCATTGAAACCTCAGGCTATTTATGATTCAAATACCTTACCTTTTGCTGAAAAAGTTTATAGGAGGAATTTGTATAAAATCACTGTTGGTGATTGGAATTCATATTGTTTGATGATCAAAGGAAGAATTTGTGTGATGCCAAAGCACTACTTCGCTCCATTAATGAAACACAAACAATTCATTATGGAACGCGTTTCTCTTGCATCTATGAGACATCATATATCTGTTGATGAATGTGAATTTGCCAACTACGGAGATGAAGACGATATATTATTCGTCAGACTCCCAATGCATATTCACTCTCACCCCGATTTAACTAAATATTTAATCAATGCTGATAATGATGTATTTAAATATCCAATTTGTGCTTCTCTTATGAGAATGGGGCAAAGCGGACATCAAATGGTAGCTGCTCAAACGCATATTACCAATAATGTAACATATAAAGACTTAAATACAGGTGAGGTCTATAAACATCCTGTATCTATGAACTACAACATTCCAACTGTTAAAGGAGAATGTGGCTTACCACTATTTCTTACAGACAAGAGACTAAATCAACCAGTCATTCTTGGAATACATGTTGCTGGTTCAGGCGCATATGGAACATCTACTTTCTTTGATAAGGAAGATATTTGTAACATGATTAACTATTTTGCTGAGCAAGATGCGTCTAGCGTTATCGAGGTCGATATCCATTCCTCTGAGACTGTGGCACCGCAAATGGGATCCAACTTCTCGTCGATAAGATACGCTAAGCAACCATTTTTGCCCACAAAAAGTAAAATTAGAAAAAGTGCGCTTTACGAAGCCTGGTCAAATTCTGAATATTGCCCTGCTCCACTTACTAATGTTGGAGACATTGACGTGATGGCTAAGGCTAGAGAAAAATACTCTAAACCTGATTTCCCTCTTAATCCACCACTTCTTAAAGATTGTGCTAATCAATATTTGAATGTTGTATTTAAAAACTCGATTGCACAACAACCTTGGAATCCGAGGCTGTATACCTATGAAGAAGCAGTCAAGGGAATTCCCGGCATACCATTTGCTAATGGAATACCCCGAAACACTTCAGCTGGTTACCCACTTAATCTTAACAAAGATATGGGAGGCAAAAAGAAGATTTATGGATCTGAAGGTGATTACGATCTGAACACCTCTATGGCTAAAGAAGTCGAAAATCAGTTTAATCAAGCTGATGCACAGATACGTAAAGGAAGGAGAGTTGAATTTATTTACATGGACTGTCTTAAAGATCAACGTATAAAGAAAGAAAAAGCCAAAATTGGTAAAAACAGAATGTTTTCTGCAGCACCATTAGTTCTTATATTATTATTTCGTAAGTATTATGGTGACGCAGTTCGTTGGTTTATGTCCAATAGGATCTACAATCAGAGTGCAGTGGGTATTAATCCATATTCACATGATTGGGATCTTTTATACAGATATATGACTTCTGAAACTGATCAAGCTATTGCGGGTGATTACTCAGCATTTGACGCTAGTTTGTATAACCGTTTTATCTGCACAGCTTTAACTATATTAGAAGCTTATTATCTTAGTTCAACTACTGCTGAAGATACCCTCGCCAGACAAGTTCTGCGAGAGGAACTTATGAACTCTATGCATTTGAGTGGTGGTATAGTTTATGATTGGGTTGGAGGTATGCCTTCAGGTACATTTTTAACCACTATCATCAACACCATATCCAATGCATTGATTTTGCGATATGCAGTATGCTTAACATATTTGATGCATCAGGGTATAGACCATATGTCTGTAAAACCCTGTGATCGCACTAAATGTATGTCTATTTTGGATGAGATGCGATTCATCATTTTTGGTGATGATAATGGCATTACTTTCAAAAATGAGCATGCTAAATTTTTATCCCAAAACACCATTACTAAAGCTTTGTCATTTCTTGGTTTTACTTATACGAATGAATCCAAGGATGATACCGAAATAAGTACTCGTAGATGGGATGAATGTACATTTCTTAAACGTAGTTTCTCTAGAGAAAACGTTAAAGTTTTGGCACCACTTGAATTGGGTGTTATACTCGAAGCTCCATATTGGACCAAAAGTGGTGCTCACGAAATAACTGTATATGAGACGCTTGAATCGATGGCAATCGAATTGGCGCTTCATCCTACATATATTTTCGATATGTATATAAATAAATTTAATGAGGCATCCCTTAAATACCTTAACAGACCATTGTCCACATGTGATCAAGAAATGTTGAGATACAAGAGTACCCTCATTGAAGAATACTATTAAATGTATATTATATAATAATTGTAAATATGTAACATAGAATCTAGCCACTATAGCAGGAGAACATAAAAGTCGTAAAGACTATGTACATACAATTGCTCAGTTCTTTTCAGATTACCGCCAGGCATGAGCGGGTAGCCCCCAACAAGCCAGGTTTCTCCTCGAATGTGTGTATTGAGCTGTACACTCATTTTAAAGTATGAGCTTACTGAAAAACAGGATACCGTAGTGGAAGGTATATCCACTGATTTACATGGAACCACTGGTTTCATAGAAGATATTAAAATTAGAGAACATGATGTTGCAAGACCATTTGAACCTAAGGACCTAATACACCCTCCAGATTCCATGGCTACTTTGCAGAAATTCTTCGAGCGTCCGATTCTCATCGACGAGTTTAGTTGGTCCAGCTCAGATTTAGCAAATGCAACTCTGTACTCTACTTCTATCTCTACTGCCCTTACATCTAATACCATGTGGGCAGATAAACTTAAAGGTTATAGATTTGTTAGAGGAACTGCTCATATTAGAGTTCAGATAAACGCCACTCCCTTTCAGCAAGGAAGGCTTTTGTTACATTCTATACCTTTAGCTACTGCTATTGGAACAGTTAGAGTAGCAGCTCATAATTATAATTTGATAACTAAAACTCAACATCCTAATGTTGAAATAGATTGTCGTAATGGAGCTGGTATCTTAAAAGTTCCATATATATCTCCATATACCCATTATGATCTAGAAAAAGGTCTAGTCGATTGGGGTACTATATATGTTGATGTTTTAGCCCCTCTTAAACTCGGATCTGGTGATACCTCATCAGTTTCAGGATCGGTTTGGTTATATTTTACCGATTTTGAGTTGATGGGCCCATATATTCCACAAGGTTTAGGCGATGAAAATGATCTCATGTCTGAGAAACCAATATCCACCGCTTTATCTTTGTTGGGAACAGCTGCATCTAGTTTTAGTTCTAAAGTCCCATCCTTATCATGGATTGCTCAACCCTTGAGTTGGGCTTTGGATGCGGGTTCTAAGATTGCATCATATTTTGGTTGGTCCAAACCAATTAATGACTATCGTCCTATAGTTGTGATACCCAGAAAAACGCGTCATCTTAATAACGCTCAAGGTGTCTCAAATGCAGAATCTTTAGCAATATACACTGATCCTTCTGTTCAAGTTATGCCTGGTTTTGCTGGTACTGACATTGATGAAATGTCCTTTGATTATCTTAAAACTATCCCAGCGTATTACGATACAGCAACTTGGACAACTTCTGGAGCCAGTGGGGATTCCATTATAGATTGGTCTATAAATATTTTGAACTATACTGATACCATATCTAGTGGAGCCGATTCCGCATCATGTATTATTGGACCACCATTTGCAGTTTTATCCAATCCTTTTGCATATTGGAGAGGATCAATTAAAATCCATCTTAAATTTGTTAAGACTCAATACCATTCAGGTAGATTATCTTTGACATTTGTTCCCGGGGATGGACCTGATCAGGTCACATTAGCTAATGCTCACTATGTGACTAGGGAAATTATTGATATACGCGATTCCGAAGAGTATATTTTTGTTGCTCCTTTTATGATGAATCGTCCGTATATAAGTTCTACCGAATCTCTTGGTAGATTCGAACTTAGAGTTCTAAATCCTCTCAAATGCACCACAACTGTAGCTCAGAACATGGACATACTCATGTTCACCTCTGCAGGTGAGGATTTTGAGCTAGCTGGGCCTATGTATGCTATGGGTGCTCCATTTTTCCCTCAAATGGGTGATGCAACCACTATAGCTGCTAATAAAACTATGGCTCATCTTAACGTTCCCAATGAGACCAATAAGTTTGCGGCTTTGTGTATAGGCGAGAAGTTTACTAGTATTAAACAACTCATCACCAGAGCAACTCGAGTGTTGTCTCCTTCTTATGCCGCTGCTTTATTGACGGATGCTTCCTTAGGTTTATATGCCTTTTATATGGGAGCAATACGCATGACTGGGGGAACTTTCACTCAAGCGCATGCTGGCCTTGATGCTCTATCTGTTTTTGGATCTGGCTATCTCTTGCAGAGAGGTTCCGTAAGATATACACATTCATATACTCTTGAGGGAGCATCAGCTTACCCGCCAACAAGTATGCTATATTATGAAGAGTCAGCTGGTTTGTATATAACTATTGACACCGCTGACACTACGGATCACCTCGGTGTTGTTGATATTACAAGTTCTCGCACTTTTACAAACTTTCCAACATTTTCAACATTTGTTGATTCTAACCTCAGTGGTGATTCTACGCAGATGCCAGTTTGGACATCTGACGTACTAGTCCCAAATTATTGTCCTACATTGTCGCGATTAAATTATTATGCATATACGTCTGCAGGCGACAGTAAACCTAATGAGGATTATTGCCCTGGGGTTTATCTTGTTGAGGGTGTAACGGGGGGTGCACCTAGAGAAACTAATTTTAACCGTGTATTAAGATCAGCAGGAGATGATTTCCAATTTGGTCTTTTTATCGGATTTCCGCCTATAGCCGTTTCTACGGTTCAGGCATAGTGGATACTATTCCACTTTAAAATAACGAAACATTATATTTCTATTGAAGAATTTTCAAGCTTTCGGCTAATTTTTGGCTTCAATATAAATATCTTGTATTAGCTTATAAGCTAGTATTTGTCACTTCATAGAGATGTAATGTTTCTGTGGGTCACATCTATTACTAGTTTAGCTAGCACGATGATTAACCCGTGTCGTTATCTATCATTTTCATGGTAGTTAATGGTTTTTCT